ACCTGGTCTGCGGTATATGTATTGGACCCTCTTCGTCGATTCCGTATATCCATTCACTCTCTCTCTCGCCTACATACATCCCAAAGATGGACAGCTTAAAGCTGTAGCTTTGTTTAGTACTATTATATTGTAGTATAAAATGTGGGGCTACGTCAAGTCTGGGTACATAGCCCGTGTTTCTCATTTGAATTCCCAGAAGCTCTATGTAGTCCTTTTTTCTTTGCCAAATAATAGAGTCATCATTAATAACTCCTTCCAGAATAAAGGCCTTAAGGGGCTCTGGTCTAATGTTTTCCATAACATATATTATATGGCATTAGTTACCAAAATCTTCCATATCTTTATAGACATAGTGACCCTTGTCAAAGTCTACCTGGACCATAAACTCGCCCATGTATCCATTACGGTTCTTCCTAAACACACACTCCATAACGTCACTGTTAGCACCACGTCCTAGGGCCATTACCCAGTCAGCGTCGTATGCGATCTGACGGCTCCAGGCAGTTTGCCCCAGAGTTGGAACTGTATCTAGCTTTGTGACGTCATCTGGGGTTGCTGATGAGATGGCTATGATTGGTACCTCAAGCGAGATGGCCATTAGTTTTAGCTCACGGGACAAGTTCTTCATACGAACAGTCTCATTGTCTGCTTTTTGGTTTGGAGACATGAGCTGCAGGTAATCTACTACAACAAAGTCTGGCTTATACTGATCTATTTTTCCGCGTAGTACAGATGGGGTAATGTCTCCGCCAGTATCATTAGAAACAATTCTAAATGGTGGCTTGTCTGAAATATGACCGTCGTACCAACGCTTCATCTCGTCCATGCTAATGTCTCCGCTGCTAAGCTTGCGGTGTGACCAGTAACCCTCGCCCATAATAGTAATAGTTCTATTACGAACCTCTGTTTCAGACATTTCAAGGCTTACGATTAGCGGGGACTTTCCCTGCTTCCATGCCTGCACTGCAAAGTATAGAGATAGCCAAGACTTACCTATACCAGGATATGCAAGGAATACCCCCAGCTGCCCTGGCATAATTCCAGAAGGTAGGTAGTTATCAAACCCAGGCAGTCCAGTCTGGATGCCCTGAATTCCCAACTCAGTTCTACGCTTTACTTCTTCAAAGTATGCGATTGCATCGTCGGCATCTGTTGCATCAATATCTTTAATTACAGAAGTGTTCTTCTTAAGCTCTGATGTGTTAGTAATTAGTTCTTCTAGTGCTTCAGCGTTCTTGCCATCCTGAACATCTGAGGCGGCAGATCTAATAATTTCCTTTAGGGTGTTATTAAGATAGTCGCTCTGAACTTCTTCCAGGTGGTATTTTGTTGCACCAACATCTTCGTTGACAGCAAAATCTGGAAACTTTTCTCTAACCAGCTTGGCTGGTGGAAGCTCCGAGTTGCTCTCTGTATACTTCTTTATAAACTGCCAAACATCACCATGGGTGGACAGTAGCCCATCCACATTAGCCTGTAGTAGTACGTGGATCTGCTTGTCTTTTAATACTGCAGAAAGCAGTCTCGACTCAGAGTTATCCATTTAGCCACTCCTTTGCCATACGTCGTCTCTCTTCTCTTTCCGCTTTGTCTCGTTGTTGATCGACCATAGAGTCTAGCACCTTTTCAGCCTGGTATGCAAATTGCTTCCAGCTGGGAGACTCGACTGTATCGAAGTAGTATTGTAATAGATCATAGCACTGCTGCATTCCGTAGGACTCTATGAGGCCATCGGCTGCCCACTGCTCTGAGTTTAAGTTGTGCGTTGGTCGCTGACCATACTTAATTGTATGTAGCTTAGCGTACCTACTAAGCAACGTCATGCGTTCTTTATAGGCTGCCATGGGCTAATCGCCCATTTCTGAAGAAGCTTCTTTGACCTTTTCTGCTAGCTTGTCCTCGACGAATGCGTACACTCGGTCAAATGCTTTCTGTACATTCTCGCCATCTCGCTCGGAGTCCTCAACGCCAATATCAATTCTTAGCGACTGGAAGTTACCGAGGTTAAGTGTGTAGCCAAGTGCTACATTAACCTTTGCCTTACTATCTGACATCTCTCATACCCTTCTTGTTGTTAAACGGTTTCGCTCCACACTGGAACAAACCGACCATCTTCTGTTCTCGTATAGGTAAGCATACCATCTCCCATACGTCTTGTCAACTCCTGAACTGTAGGAGTTGTATTGTTATTTATTAAGCCATCTTTACGAGGCCTGCCAATATTCTTAGTTGCTAGTATATCACGAATCTCCCTAACCTGAGACTCAGAGTAATATGCCCTTACCTGCCATTTACGGTCACCGCCCTTTTGTGCACCCATAGGCTCGGGGATTTCTCCATCTTTTATAAGTGTTGGCAGGTACTTGACATGCCTATTAACTAGCTCTGCTGTCTTTTTAAGAGAGTATGCACGCTCTCGATTTCTTTTAAAGTCTGCGATTAGGCAGCTTTCGATCTGGTCTTTAGTCACGTTATACACGGACATGATCCCGTTGGATCTGTTGAGGTGATAGCTACGCACTAGATCCCCATTTAAAAACCACATTTGATTATGTGACTTAACCACTGGGGCAGAGTTATACTCTTCCCTACTAATCATTATACAGGAATGCCAAAGACTAAAAGATTAATTCCAACTGAAGCAACACCGATAGTGTTAAACCTAACAACGCCCTCAACCCTGTTTGTAGTTACCTTGGTTAGCACAACGCTGATGTCTTTTCCAGACTCGGTGCTTCCATCTTCAATTAGAATTGGGGTGGCTGTAACAATAGGCACATAAGCAAAGTCGCTATCAAAGGTGTAGCTAAAGGCACCCTCACCGTCGGGACTGGTAGTTGAGCTATTTTGAACTGATATGTAGCCACCGACGATTCTAGAGTCAGCAGTTCTAATGTTTTTAGATCCAGATGCCGCTGTGTCAATGTAGGAGGTATTCTGGTTAGATGAAGAAACCTTGCTTGCAACGTCGTTTACAACAGTCGCTAGCTGATAGATGTAGTTGAGGTCCAGTGGTTGACCTCTTTGTGGTAGTGGTATCTTTGCCATTTATTCTCCTTAAGATCCTATTGTAACACTTTGCTGTGCTATTGTCAAGACATTTTCCCGAACCCGATTAATGCTGGCAACTTGAATAGCAATTTCCAGGGCTGTTTCACTTGCTGTATTTAAAAAAGAGTAAGTGTGAATTGGAGTAGTGCCGTGGTAATAAAAGTCCTGTCCATCTTCACTTACAAAAATATCGTAGCTTGGCCTATCTTCTTCATCGTCCCACACAACAGTAACTGCATCTCCAGAAATAGAAATGTCAATTGGGACTGGCGATGGTAAGTTTTCTGCATCGTAAAGGGGAACATCTGTAACAGACGACCAAGCTGAAAATCTGTTTCGGTCTTCAGAGATTACTCGGTGCCTGGTCAAATACCCGTAGACATTCTCATACAGTCTAATAACTGGGGGCAAGTCTTTAGACAGCACCCTGGCTTTCCTTAGCCCACTTGCCATTACTGAACATCCAATCCGAATCTAAACTCTACCAAGTTAGAAGAGTTTGACTCTTTTACAACTGGAAGGGCAGACTCATTACGCAATACAGAATACCCAGACATTCCGTACAGTGGTGACTCTGAAGTCTTGTTCTCAACACGGAGCCCGTCTAGAGCTACATAAAAGTTACTGGAAAGAACTTCTCCTGGCTCGTACACTGAAACATATACCTTTGCTACTGTTACGTTGTTCCAGGTAAACCCTTGGCTAGTCTCTAGATCCTCCAGCTTGGCTGATACTGAAAAATATCTATTGTTAGCAAAATCTACTGTGCTGTTATCTAAAGATACATTAAGTTTGGCATAGCTGGTTGCAGTAGCAGAGTCGTTATCTGCAAACTCAACAACAAGCCGTAATGATTCGGGAACTTCTAGCTGATCGTCCGCCTTGTTGACTAGAGAAAATGCTAGCCTAAGTTCATCTAAAGAGGAGTTCTTTGAAAGATCTGGTGTTGCAAGGGTTCCAGTATAGTGAAGATGCCTCTGGCTAGCTGGTGCAGAGTCAATCTCAAATGTGTTTAATATCTTAGACATGTCCCCCCTTACAAACAGGGCTTCGTCCAAGAACCTGGGGCTCTCATATCGGTTGATCCTGTCGGTACTACCGATAAATAGAGCATTATCTGACGTTGCCCTAAAAGCTAATAGTGGGGTGACGTTGTCTTCAAAAAATACGTCTTTAATCTCATTAACTACCAAATCTTTATATAGTGGTCCCGACTCAAGCCCTACCGAAACAAAGTTAGTTTCATTATGGTACTCCCAATTTTCAGACCTGGAAAAGGTATAAATCATTCTGCTGCCAGTAGAGGCTGCAGCAGGATTAGACTTTGCAGAAAAGATACCGATTTCTGTAAACTGGTATCTTTCTTCCGAAGGAAGCTCTGCCGCCAGGACAACATTAGCGTTGCCAAGCTCA